CTCCCCCCCTACGCTCTAGCACAAGGATTAGGTTAAAATGGCTCCACGTACACGAAAGCATGTTATCCGCTACGGAGGCGAGCTGGCTGGCGTTAGTAATAACGGTGACCAGTTCGTTACCCCCGAAAACGGAACACATTCGTGTACCGACGAGACACATCCCGGTCCTCCCTTCCGTAGTGGCGGTCCTCTCTTTGTTACCAAGAAAATGGTTTACATTAAGAGGCTCCCGCATAACTACGTCTTCTACCATTCTATTCTCGGCTGGTATAACGGTCGTATGTGGGTAAAACCATATATACCGTCTCCCGAACCTTCTCCCATCAGCCTATCTGGCTGGGGGGCGAAGGGTGTGAATAGAACAGCGCCACTGCACCCGATCTATAATTTGGGTGTATCGATTGGTGAACTGAAGGACTTGCCCGGGATGGTTTCCCAAACCGTGCAAGGGTTCAAAGCGATTAAGAAGCTTGATAATTACTTGACTCACGTCAAGCGCTTCCCAACCGTCAAAGATCTTCTTCAATTCGCAAATCACTCGTCCAAGACTCCTGGAGATGCTTATCTTTACGGCGCTTTTGGGCTTGTCCCTATGTTACAGGATCTCCTTTTTCTTCTTAAGATGAGGGAGAAACTTGACAAAAAGATAGCCTGGCTGCGTCGTCATAATGGCAAATCCATCCGTAGAAAGATTGAACTCGATAAAGGTGGTTTCAGCGAGGACATACCGAGGAATGTTTCCCCGATTGTCACCGTTGGTCCTACCCTGAGTTCAGACCTATACGGTTCTGGACAAGGTGGTAGTCAACCATTTCCAATTCTTAAGACGTACCAGCGTCGAATATGGTTCGCGGCGAAATACCGCTTCTATATTCCTGAACTGGCTAAGGATCCACGTATTAGTCCGCCTTCTGGCGGATTGGTTCGTGATCTCCTTGGTCTGACGCCTGACCCAGCAATAATTTATAAATTATTCCCGTGGTCATGGCTTTTGGATTGGTTCACTTCGGCAGGAGCTGCACTGGGGAATATCTATCTCCTTGCTAAGCATCATACTGTAATGGAGTACGCCTATGTAATGTGTAGCGAAAGCTTCACTTACCAGGCACCCGGTTACATAACGATGCATAGCGGGAAGTTGAGTCCTTCCTTCCAGTGGGTTGAACCTGATAGGTACTTTGGCGGG